GTTTCCCAGTCACGATCAGGGGGGGAGAACCATAAGGGAAAAACATGAGTAAAAACAATACTTTAGAGCCCGTTTTGGGTAGTGAAGAAGAAGAACAGGAAATTAAGGCCCCTGTGAAGAAGAGACCCGGCCGACCTCCGGGTGCAAAGAACAAGACAACACTGTTCAGAGAGCTGATGCAAGGCAAGTTTGAACAGATTGCAGAGAAGAACATCAAGAAAACCTTCGATGTGCTGTTCGAGAAGGCCCACGAAGGCGACATGCAAGCAATCAAACTGGTTCTGGACCGTGTAATCCCTGCCTCGAAGGCTGTGGACCCCTCCGAAGCCAGTAAGAAGGGCGGACTGACGCTCAACATCTCCATCGGAGAGCTTGAAAAGACCCCCCTGGTGACAGGAGAGGTGATCGAAGACGCAGAATTTGAGGAAGTGGAGTGATTTTTAACAGGTTTTGGATGTACTTTGTGTTCGCGGTGGTTGTAATCTCCTGCGGGCACATCAAGGGCAGTAGGGCAGACGGTGTTCCGGCCTATGTCGATGGTGTCGCCTTGCTGCACATGAAGGATGGAACCACTGTTGTGTGTTCTCCCGGCTACATCCTCAAAGACCAGCCAATTCCGTCAGGCCACGACCCTATGCAGTGTCTTGTCGTGCCTCCCACACACGAGTGGGACCCCAAATACGTCAATATCAGTACGGGAGAGCTTCTCCCAGACCCTCGTAACCACGAATGAGCCTGCCCTATTGGTACAAGCGTCTCATCAAGGAGGAAAGCCTTATGAGAGAGGACGCTCACCGAGAGGCAAACAGGGAGAGAGTATATGCCCAGAGCATTAACACCGCAAGAAGTCGCAGAAAGAGCGATGCAGAAGCGAGAAGCTCGAAACCGACAGGTTTCGGGAGAAACGAAAAAGAATAAAACCGGAAAAAATCGCGCGGAGCGTGCCTATACCATCCGCTACGGCGTGATGAACCCAAAAGATTTCGAACAGAGGGTTCTCGTGTGGAAAAACCCAGCCTACGGCAACCCCGTCGGCGAACACGGGACCCGAGCCCTCAGACCTTGCGCAGCTCACATGCGTGAACTGGAGGCCAAGACAGGTTTCTATTCTAAACTGGAGACCTCTCTAAAAGAAGAAGGAGTACGTAACCCAATCTTCGCTCTCAGCCTCCCTGAGGGCACCTTCTGCCGCTACGGGACAAGTCGCCTGTGGATCGCGCGGAAGCTGGGTATCAAACTCCCCGCCATTATTGCTGATTTTGACGGGCGCTGGGATAAGCTGGAAGAACTCTTCACGGAAGAGGATGTCTTGTCCCGATATAAGGACGCGCCCGGCCTCGTTGAAATCACACCCGATAGCATGAGAATTGACGGATGTCCTCAGACTCACTTGAACAAGTAGAACGAGAAAAATACGAGAAGGTGTGGGACAATCCGGACTACAGCCGAATCAGTCCGGGCAGACTCAGTGTCCCCGACTTCCTAGAGTGGACTGGAGGACAAGGTTCCGTGGTGGATTTGGGGTGTGGCACAGGGCAGGCAGCCCGAGCCATCTCCGAAGCAGGACACGCACACGTCCACATGGTTGACCACGCATATAATTGCAGGGATGAGAGTGTCAAGCTCCCGTTCTACCAGCAGTGCCTCTGGGAGCTAGACCTTCCCGAGCATTATGACTACGGATTCTGCTGTGACGTGATGGAGCATATACCGGAGAATAAGGTCAATGCTGTCTTCCGCAGAGTGCGTAATCACTGTGATAAAATTTACTACCGAATCTTCCTTCATAAAGATAACGGAAAGTTTACCGATGAGCCTTTACATCTTACAGTGCAGCCTGCCGAATGGTGGCTGTCTGTCCTCAGAAAGCACTACGTGATTGAGGACTGGGAGAAGAAAGGTATGGTAGCCACTTTCAAGGTGGCAACGAGTTGAGGTAGCTCAGGGTAGCAAGCGCGGTTGTGACCCACGCTGAGGAGTTCGAATCTCCGCCTCACCCCAACAATGCCCAGTTGACGGAATTGGCATACGTGTCTGTCTTAGAAACAGAATTTTGCAGGTTCGACTCCTGCACTGGGTACCAAAGCGCGGCGGGCCCTCTGGCAAGAGGGATGGGAGGCTGAAGGCCTCTCCCCGCCTAGCACAACTCCTAGCCGGATGGACGGAGCTTGGACTACGAATCCGAGGGTTGTAGGTTCGAATCCTACCTAGGGGTCCAATTCAACGGTCTCTCGTATAATTGCGCATTACCCTCGGCTTTTACCCGAGCAGATGGGGGTTCGAATCCCTCGGGGCCGACCAATGGAGTGTCGTATAACTGTTATTACTTCCGGTTCTTACCCGGACAGATGGGGGTTAGAGTCCCTCCACTCCAACCAATCAAGGGGCTAGTCTATGAGTAGCACCATGATCCTTGCAAGATCGAGGGCACGGTTTGATTCCGTGTAGCTCCACCAACGCGCCCCTTGTACCGGGGGTCACCCAATACCGGTGCGCCATACCCTAGCCGATGGACGGCCAAGGTCTTCTAAGCCGACGGTGGTAGGTTCGAATCCTGCCTAGGGTACCAAATAATTGTCTCGTGGTGTAACAGCAACATGCTGGGCTTTGAACCCATGCGCTACTGGTGCAAATCCAGTCGGGACTTCCAAACAATCAGAGCGTCGGTTAACAGGTAAACCATGTGTCTTGGACACACATACTGTAGGTTCGAGTCCTACCGTTCTGACCAAATTAGTAGAGGACACCCATTCGGTAGGGTACGTGGTTGTAACCCACAGGTCGGCTAGTCCGTGTTGGTTCAAATCCAGCCCTCTACACCAAAATTCATGAATGCGCGGCTGCTGAAACGACGCCCCGAGGATCATCGGGTGGACTGGATCCATAAAAAGGTAAGTTGGAGGGTAACCCCTGATGGTGACGGGGGTCGCCTGCTAAGCGTACCGAGCGGCAACGCTTCTGGTTCGAATCCAGTGCCCTCCTCCAAGGTCTCGTGGCAGAAAGGATATGCGCTCGCCTGCAAAGCGAGAGGATGTCGGCTCGCACCGACCGAGACCTCCAATTATTATTCCTCGTGAGTCGTCCGGGAGATGGCGCTTGACTGTTAATCAAGAAAGAGCGTGGTTCGAGTCCACGACGGGGAGCCAAAAAACAATAGAGAGTACAATGCTAAGCCGTAAGGGTTATTACCCGACAAGGATCATAGACAGGTGGAAGTCCTGCGCTCTCGCCAAACAATAGCTTCGTAGTATTCTGGCGAGTACACCTCCCTGTCTAGGAGGAAGGAGGCGGGTTCGATTCCCGTCGGAGCTGCCAAACATGCGGGCGTCTACGCGGGTCGTAGCGCTGGCCTTCCAAGCCATGCTGGGCAGGGTTCGATTCCCTCCGCTCGCTCCAACATACACGAGTATTCAAGTGGCTAAAGAAGCTGGGCCTTCACCCCAGCCCGAAAGGTTCGCGGGTTCGAATCCCGTCTCGTGTTCCAATTGATGCGGGTGGTCAAGAGACCGTCAGAGGCCCATAACCTCAGATAGACCGGAGCGTTACCGGTACCCGCTACCACTGCCGCGTAGCTGAGTTAGCGTAGCAGTCGGCTGATAACCGACGGACGTTGGTGCAAATCCAACCGTGGCAACCAATTTACTCCGACTGCTAGGTCCAGACCCATCTCTTACAAGGAAGGGGTGCGCGGAGCGTAACCGTGACGGAGTACCAAGGAGCTGTAGCTGAGATAGATTAGCGTCAGTTTGAAACACTGAAGAGGATGGCGCGATACCATCTGGCTCCACCAAGGAAGGCCGCATGTGGCGTGCTTATCGGGCTTGAACCCCGTGATGGCCCTGACGGGCTGTAAGAGTTCGACTCTCTTGCCTTCCTCCAAATTATAGGGCGTACAGGATCGGTCCGGGTGGCACTCCAAACGCTTACTGAGGGGGTTCGAATCCCTCACGCTCTGCCAAATATGCCTCACGAAGCATTTATTAGATGATGCCCTGTCTTGTAAACAGGGGAACTCGGCGCGATTCCGAGCTGGGGCTCCAAACATATAGGCCAAGTGCAGGCCTCCGACTGCACACTTTTCTAGCTAGGAAAATATTATGTCAGACAAGAACAAAATCGATGAAGGAAACAAGGGTCCCGGTATTAAGTGGAACCCTGGTTCTGTTGGTGACTACAAGCGTGGCCTGAAGGATAACTTCAAGGGCAATGTAGAAACTGAGAAGCGCCCTGGCGCTGGACAGAAGAAGTAATGTCCGAAGCCCGAGGCCTCTTTCAACAAATCTTTGACAAGATCGAGATGAGTAAGTCCGAGATTGTCGAGCCAACTGCGCAACTGACCCCTGCGGGGAGGTTGCGTGGTGAGCGTATGATTGAAGAAATGAGGCGTCAGGCTGAGATGATCCGCCTACTTAAGGCAGATGAGGGTGGATAATACCTTGGGAGTTAAAAGTTAGCTTCCATAAGACATCTACTCATAATACAGAAACAATAAAACTAGGCACCTTCGGAAGTAAACGGCTCGCAGAAAGAGAAGTGAGCAGGATAATGAGGTCAGGGTATCTTTTTATCAGGCTCCTGAAAGGCTCTTCTGTTTATATACCCACGCATGAGATTGACTCAATAGAGATAAAAGAAAATTAATGGCTATTTACGGGTCAACAACAAAGACAGCGACATGGCGCAGGTGGACGTACGATCAGCTTGACGGGCTGACCAACCTGATGCGTAACTATATCGACGGGTTTACGCTGTCGAATAACGCTACAGACGCGGACCACGATCTAGATATTGCCGCTGGTTCTGCGATGGATAGTACCAACGATAACGTCATCTCTACAACATCCAGTTTGACCAAGCAGATCGACGTGGATTGGGCAGAGGGTGACGATGCTGGAGGATTCCCATCAGGACTAACCCTGTCGGCTGATACATGGTATCATGTGTTTGTCCTCAGGAAGGCGGACGGGACGGTTGATGCTGGCTTTGATACCAGCCTTACTGCGACGAACCTGCTAGCGGACGCCACCGATTACATCTATTATCGCCGGGTAGGTAGTATTGCGACCGACAGCTCGAACAATATCCGAGCCTTCTCGCAGCATAAAGACAGGTTTGATTGGCACGCACCCATCGAGACGTTGGACACAAGCTCCATCTCAACAACCGAGGCTACCGTCCAAGCTACCGTCCCTGCCGGCGTTGAAGTGGAGGCTATCGTAGGCGTCGATCTTGTTTACAACGGTGCGGTCAATGTCGTCCGAGTGTATGGGGCGGACGAGGCCGATGCGACCCCCGCCGATAATAACCGTACCGTAGTTGTCACTACGTCCGGGGTTGACTCTGTAGTATTGAATGTGTGGGTCAACACATCTCAAGAGTATCACTACCGAGCGACCAGCGCTACAGGTTTTCTCAAGCTTCGAGCGCTAGGCTGGTATGACCCAAGAGGTAAAGAGTAGTGGACCTAAAGTTTGATCTGCACGCGAAGCAAAGGGAAGTGTTCCTTTCACCCGCTCGATTTAAAGTAGTCGCGGCGGGCCGACGTGCAGGCAAGACATACCTCTCTGCTATCACTCTAATTTTAGAAGCACTTAAGACTAAAAACCGCTTCGGGGTCCCATTGAAGGGTAAGGAAGTGTGGTACGTAGCCCCGACCTACCAACAGGCACGGGACATTCTCTGGGGCCAGCTAAAGGAACTGTCCCAAGGAATGATCAAAAAGGTGCATGAGAACACCAGCACCATGACTCTGATCAACGGACGTACTATCAAGCTCAAAGGGTCGGATAGACCCGACACCCTTCGAGGTGTTTCCCTCGCCTACGTGGTGCTTGACGAATATGCGTTCATGAAGCCGAGCGTGTGGGATATGATCATTGGTCCGGCCCTGGCCGACTCCCGAGGCGAAGCTCTATTCATCGGGACACCTAATGGTAAGAACCACTTCTACGACCTCTGGGTGTCCGCGGCGGAAGAAAGTGAAGAAGAGTGGGATTCATTCCACTTTAATAGCCTTGACAATCCTATCATCTCTGAGGACGAACTAGAACGCGCCCGTACTCGTATGAGTGCTGATGCTTTCCGTCAAGAGTTTGAGGCCAGCTTCGAGGCCGCAGGCGGTGGTGCATTTAGTGCTGACCAATTCCTGCACGCTGACAAGCCAGAAGAGAAGGGAACAATCTACATCACCGTAGACCCCGCTGGCTTTAGTGATGGACAGGGGATGGTGCAGTCCAAGCTCAAGCGGCTTGACGAACACGCTATCGCTGTCGTAGAGGTAGGTCCTTCAGGATGGTTTGTCCACGACATGATCAGTGGCCGCTGGGGTGTGCGGGAAACCTCTCTCCGTATTATCCGGGCAGCTCAACAGTATCGCGCCTCGTGCGTGGGGATCGAGAAGGGCAGCTTGAAGAACGCTATCATGCCGTACCTAGAAGACCAGATGCGACGTATGAGTGTATACCCTCGCATCGAGACGCTGACCCACGGTGGTCAGCACAAGACAGAGCGTATCCTCTGGGCCCTGCAAGGGCGATTCCAGAATGGACGCATCAAATTCAAGAAGGATGCCCCCTGGGTTAAGAAGCTGGAGGATCAGCTCCTTGACTTCCCGAACCCACTGGCGCACGATGACCTTCCAGACGCTCTAGCCTACATCGACCAGATCAGCACAGCGATCTACGACCAAGGTTGGATGATCGGGGAGTACAACCCCCTTGACGACGTATCAGGATACTAATGGCAAAACGAACAGACATTGTAGTAGACCCTACTAATGGGGCACAACAGCAGCGGACAGCCAGTCCGGGCAGCCTTGTAAGATGGGTTATGACTCGCGTCACAGCTTGGGAAGATTTCCGTAAGCAAAACCTAGACACGCACTGGGACGAATACTATCGACTATGGCGCGGCATCTGGGCGTCTGAGGACAAGACCCGACACTCTGAGAGAAGTAAACTCATCTCCCCCGCCCTGTCACAGGCCATCGAGTCCACTGTTGCTGAGCTAGAAGAAGCTACCTTTGGCGGTGGGAAGTGGTTTGACGTGTCAGATAACTACGGGGATACAGAGTCCGCCGACATCCAGATGTGGCGTGACCAGCTCGACGAGGATTTTGACAAGGAGAATGTCCGTGCGTCTGTTTCCGAGGTGTTCCTGAACGGTGCTCTGTACGGAACAGGAGTTGGCAAGCTGATCCTGCGCGAAGCTACAGAGCGTCGTGTGGTGCCTAATCGTATCGGTGATTCCGATATTGATGAGGCCGGTGTGGAAGAAAGAGACACTGTCCGTGTCTCCCTTGTGCCTGTCAGTCCGAAGGAATTCGTCATCGACCCAACAGCCCGTACTATTGACGAGGCTCTAGGAATGGCGCATATCACTGTGGTTCCGAAGCACGTAGTTCAGACTAAGCAGATGAGCGGTACCTACCGCAACGTACCTATCGGCGCGTACACCGACAGCATCGTCGGTTCGCTCAGCTCTCAGACTGATAAGGACAGCCTGAGCCGAGACTCTCGGGAAGAAGATAAGACCCTGATTGTTGAGTACCACGGTCTCGTTCCGCGCTCCCTCCTGCTGGAGGTTGAAGCGTTCGACGAAGAGATCGAGCTGGACGAAGAGGACCTCATCGTTGACGAAACAGACCTAGTAGAGGCCGTTATCACTATCGCCAATGGGACTGAGCTTCTCCGCGCCATCGAAAACCCGTACCTGATGAAAGACCGCTGCTTCGTAGCGTACCAGCACGACACTGTGCCTAACCGCTTTTGGGGCCGCGGTATCGCTGAGAAGGGCTACAACGCCCAGAAGGCTCTTGACGCGGAAATGCGTGGTCGGATTGATGCGATGGCTCTGTCCATTCACCCGATGATGGCGATGGACGCCAGCCGTATGCCCCGTGGTGCCAACTTCCAGGTTGCTCCGGGCCGTAATGTTCTTACCAATGGCAACCCCAAGGACATCCTGATGCCGTTCACCTTCGGCCAAGTATCTCCTACCACGTTCAGTCAGAGCGGGGAACTGGAGCGCATGGTGCAAATGGGTACAGGCGCAATGGACTCTGCCACACCAATCGGGGAGAACCGTCGTAACGAAACTTTCGGCGGAATGAGCATGATCCAAGGCGGGGCTATCAAGCGCAGCAAGCGCACCCTCGCCAACATCGAGAGAAACTTCACCAAGCCGTTTATCAACAAGAGCGCGTGGAGATATATGCAGTTCGCTCCCGACCGCTATCCTATTGAGGACGTGACGTTTAACGTAAATAGCACTCTTGGTATGATGGCTCGGGAAATGGAACAGCAGAACCTAGCTAACATGCTGAAGACCGTACCGGCCGAAAGCCCTGCGTTCTGGATGCTGCTGAAGGGTCTGTTCCAAAACAGCGACCTAACTATCCGCGAAGAGATGCTGCCCGTAATTGATCAGATGATGCAGATCAGTCTACAGAAGCAAGCTAACCCAGAGCCCGATCCTCTCGTTGCTATCCAGATGAAAGAGATCGAAGTGAAGGCTCAGCTCGAACAGGCGAAGCTGGCTCAAAAGGCAGACAAGGACAACAAAGACCTTCAACTGGAAATTCAACGCCTCGAACTGGAGCGTCAAGAGCTTCAACTCAAGGCACGCAAGATTGCTCTCGATGCCCAAGTGGCACTCGCCGAGCAGGAGCAGGACAGTCTCGTAACCGCTGTCCAAATGTCTCAGTCCGAACGCGACTCGCAGCGTAAAGCACGCGTGGCGCTGGCTGGGAAAATTAAAAAGTCATAGCCCATAAAGGAGAACCATGACAGAGAAAGAGTACGAGGACATGCTAGACATGTTCCAACTTCCCGCGTGGAAGTCTTATATCGAGGAAGCGGAAGAGCTGCTGACAGCACTAAAGGACGCAGCCGTGGATTACGCCGACACCAACGATAAGTGGCAGTTTGCTCGTGGTCGTATGACCCAGCTCCGAGCTGTCGTCGGGTACGAAAACCTAGTCCGTGCCGCTTGGAAAGCGCAACAACAGCAAACGGAGTCAGACGATGAGCCTCTTATTATTTGATTTTGAATGCTGCGACTGTTCTTACGCCAGCGAAGAGCTGGTGAAAAGTTCAGTCCACACGCTGCCATGCCCTGAGTGTGGTGGCGCATTAGTCCGGCAAATCAGTCCAGTGCGCTCTAGACTGGATGGAACTGATCCGGGCTTCCCCGACGCCTACGACAAGTGGGCACGGGACCATGAGAAGGCGGGGCGTGCCCTGCCAAAAGACTAGCCGGTCAAGGACTCTCCATAGTCTCCCGGTGATAACCCTAACCGAAAGGCGGAAACTATTATGGAAAATGTAACTGAGGAAGTGACGGAAGTCAGCCTCTACGACAAAGACGGTAACCCTATTGAAGAGGTCGTCGAAACACCAGTAGCTAAGGTCGAAGACAATGTCGAAGACCAAAAGCCAAAGTTCCAAGTCCCTGAGAAATTTCAGAACAAGAGCCTCGAAGAGGTGGTAGAGTCCTACCTCCACGTCGAAAAAGCTCTCGGACAGAAGAACAACGAAGTAGGCGAGCTGCGTAGACTGACGGACCAGATTCTTCAGGACCGTTATAGCCCCGCTCAACAACAAACTGTCGAGCGGAATTCTGATGATACCGAAGTAGATTTTAATGATTTCGTCGAAAGCCCGTCACGGGCTGTTGAGAAAGCATTGGAGAAGAACCCTCGCCTGAAGAGCCTCGAAGAGAAGCTCGCAACACAGGCACAGCAAGATGCTCGTGAAGAGCTAATCAAGCGCCACTCGGATGCGGACGATGTTGTTGCATCTCCGGAGTTCCAGCAGTGGCTAGCTGAGAAGCCCGCCCGAGTAGCTCGTCTACAGCAAGCTCACGTCAACAACGACGTGGACGAAGCTGATGACCTGCTGTCCCTGTACAAGCAGACGAAGCGGGTGACCAACGAGGAAGCCACGGCCGAGCGAGATGCGAAAGCCAAGGGTGCCCTCAAGGATGCATCTGTTGAAAGGGGTGGTTCCGGTGAAGCGCCGAAAAAGAAGTACAAGCGCTCCGACCTGATCCACATGAAACTCCATCAGCCTCAACGATACGAGTCAATGCGTGACGAAATTATGCAAGCCTACGCCGAAGGTAGAGTTATTTAAGGAGACTTGTATAAATGGCTGCATTTAGCCCAACAGGTGCCCATAACATTACGACCAACGCCGAGTTTATCCCGGAGCTGTGGTCGGACGATGTTATCGGGGCATATAAGAAGAACCTTGTTATCGCTAATCTGGTAACAAGAATCAACCACGTAGGTAAGAAAGGTGATACCATTCACATTCCGAAGCCTACACGCGGTACTGCCTCTGTGAAGGCAACCGAAGACACTGTAACGCTGATCACTGAAAATGCTTCAGAGATCACTCTCAGCATCGATAAGCACTACGAGTATTCTCGTCTTATTGAAGACCTGCTGAGCGTACAGGCTATCGACTCTTTCCGTGCGTTCTACACTGACGACGCTGGGTACGCCCTAGCCAAGCAGGTAGACGACGACCTCGCTGCCCAGTGGGAATCCCTGCAAGGTGGTGGTGCCTCGGGAACAGGCGCATGGGCCGGTGCGGTTATCGGTGGTGACGGTTCTACCGCTTACGACCAAACTGCCAACACTAACACTGGTAACGGTTCTACCCTGTCAGACACGGGTATCCGTAAGATGGTTCAAACTCTGGATGACGCCGACGTGCCTCAAACAGATCGTAGTCTCATCGTTCCGCCGGTAGAGCGTAACAACCTTATGGGTCTCGCACGCTTCACTGAGCAAGCCTTTGTAGGTGAAATGGGTGGTCAAAACACTATCCGCACAGGTATGATCGGTGATATTTACGGGATTAAAGTCTTCGTAACATCGAACTGCCCGACAGAAACTGCTGCTGACACAAGCACAACTTACCGCATCGGATGCCTCCTGCACAAGGACGCCATTGCGCACGTTGAGCAAATGTCTGTTCGCTCACAAGCGAGCTACATGCAACAGTATCTTGCTGATCTCTTCACCGCGGACACAATCTACGGTGTTGGAGAGCTTCGTGATGATGCTGGTGTTGCTTTTGCCGTACCTTCTTAATCGGAGGTGATGCATGAGTAGACTATCAGGCTATCCACTCGTAACGTCTACGGTAAACCCAGCTTCTATGCTGGACGGTAATGAAGAGGCGTTCGAAGTCACAGTTCCTGGCGCTAAGCTAGGCGACTTTGCCTTCGTCTCTTTCAGTATCGACGTAAGTGACCTTGAGCTTTCTGCTCAAGTCACTGCGGCCGACACCGTTACCGTGTCCCTGAGTAACAATACAGGGGGCACAATCGACCTAGGCTCGGGAACTCTCCGCGTCAAGGTTGTACCTTACGACGTAATGTAAGACGGACGGGGGCCTTCGGGCCCCCTTCCTGCTGAGGAAAAACATGGCTACATATACCAATCTAATCAACTTCGTCCTTCGAAAGATGCGGGAGAGCGAAGTGGCTGGGCCCACATCTACTACCTACGCCACCCTAGTCGGCGATTTCGTCAATGAGGCGAAGAGGGAAGTAGAGGACGCTTGGAAGTGGAACGTACTGCGCACCACTACATCGGTTACTACCGCAGCCGGGACTCAGCAATACGCCCTCACTGGAGCGGGCAAGAGATTCAAGCTCCAACACCCAAATTATTCCGTGTATGACGCTACCAATCTGGGGCGCATCTATCAGAAAGATGCCCAATGGATGAAGGAAGCTCTTCTAAATAACACCACCCAGAACGAACCGTCATACTTTTATTTCAGCGGGTTCGATTCAAACGAAGACCCGTATGTAACATTCTATCCTATCCCGGATGGAATCTACACAATCAATTTTGAACTCGTCGTTCCTCAGTCGGACTTCAGCACAGGATCGGAGACCCTCAGTGTCCCTGATTGGCCTGTTAAGCTAGGAGCGTGGGCGAAGGCCCTAGAAGAGCGTGGCGACGACAACGGCAACCAAGTGTTAAAGGTGCAGAGCGACTACCAGCTTGCACTTTCCGACGCTATCGCAATGGACGCCGCCCTATTCCCCGGTGAAACAGACTGGTATATCTAAATGGCTAAGCCGCTTCTTCCTCTAACTATCAGCGCTCCGGGCTTCTTTGGGCTGAACACCCAGAGAGCGGGCTCTGTCCTTCCTATGGGGTGGGCGACCAAGGCTGAGAACTTCGTGTTCGACGAGGTAGGACGCCTCGCTGCCCGCAAGGGGGACGCCCAAGTAAACGGCACAGTCATCACTAGCTCGCCTACTGTCCGGGCTATCCACGAGTACATCGACGGGGACGGGAATAAAGTGAACCTCGTCGCCTGCGACAATAAGATTTACAAAGAAGTAAGTGGAACCATGACTGATGTGTCTGGTACAATCACCACCCCTACAGGAGACGACTGGCAGTTTGTCAATTTCAACGGTTGGTGTGTGGGCTTTCAAGACGGCCACTCCCCTATCGTTACAACTTCCGCGACATCCCCCTCCTTCGCCGACAGTAGCGGGACTCAATACGACGGGTCTATGGTTCACGCGGCCTTTGGACGCCTGTGGACGGTGTTCGAAAGCACGCTCTACTACTCTGACCTCCTGATTAATGACTTCGATAGTGGCTCAAGCGGCTCTCTAGAGCTGGCGCAATACTGGCCTGACGGGATGGACGAGGCTGTAGCTATCCACGACTTCAACGGAATGCTTATCGTATTCGGCAAACACTCAATCATCATCTACGAGAACGCCGACGACCCTACTAACATGACTATCGTGGAAGGTATTGCCGGCATCGGCTGCCCTTACCGCGACACTATTCAGCTAGTCGGTGATGACCTTGTGTTCGTGTCTAACTCCGGACTCCGCTCCCTGAAGCGTACCGTCATCGAGCAATCGATGCCCCTTACAGACCTCTCACAGCACGTCAGAGACGACTTTCTCGACGACCTAGACGGTGAGACCGCTGTGCAGGTGAAGTCCTGCTACAATGAACGTCTGGGCTTTTACATTGTCAGCCTACCTACAGCCGGAAAGACTTACTACTTCGACCGTAGGTTTACAAACGAGGATGGGACGTGGAGAGCAACTAAGTGGGACATCTCCCCTACTGCTCTACACTATGCCCTTGACAACACAATGTATATGGCTGTCACTGCGGGCTACCTGTCTACCTATACAGGGTACAAGGACGGGGTTAGCTCTTCTGGCTCTGGTGGCTCTTCTTACACAATTGATTATGAAGGGGTGTGGAACGACTTTGGAGAGGAAGTAAGTAACTTCATCAAGATTCCGAAGAGCGTGAGTATGCTCGCGTCTGGTACTCCGGGAGGGACAGTGTCCTTCAAGTGGGCCTTCGACTATACCAGCACCTTCAACAACGTAACCATGAACTTCTCAGGTGACGAGCCTCCGCGCTATGGGGGTAACTTTACTTGGGGAGGTAACTACAGCTACGTTCTCGGCGGTGGGTTCGAGCGTATTCGGAATCCTGTAGGATCAGCGGGTCAGGTTATTAAAGTAGGATTCACCACTGACATCAACGGCCTAGCTTTTGGTCTTCAACGTATCGACATTCTTGCTAAGCTCGGGAGACTTGGACTGTGACAGATTATACAAACACCTTTGGTGGCGCTGCTAAGGACGCAGCCGATGACACAATCCTTGGTGCCGACCACGACACTGAGTTTGACAATATTGCTACAGCTATTGGTACTAAAGCTAACAAGATTATCGGAGGGACTTCCGGAAACCTTATAGAGCTAGACAGCAGTGGCGACATCGTAGACAGTGGTATTGACTCGGCGGATGTTGATAGTCTATCGGGGGTAGTGCAAACAGCCCTGAATACCAAGGTCGATAAATACGCCGTGCAAACCAGTCATGTCCGCGGAGGTAACGTACAGCTAGTAGACGGAACCCTCAGCCTGTCTCCTATTGATGTTTATAACGTCACAGGCTTCGAGTCTATCGGACCTACCGGGTCAGGCGCAGACAATATCTGGACAGCCCTAGATAACGTCCCTACTGCTGCCAACCCTCGCGCCCTGATTCTAGTGTCTGAACTCACTATGACATCCAGCTCAACCTCTACATCTCAAGCCCTGCTTTACGTATCGGACGGAGATGTTACCCCAGCAACTAATGATTCTACTTGGTCTCTGAGGCACAGACATAACAACGACGCTACAAACGAAGTTGTGACATTCCCAGCTATGCTGATTGTTCCTTGTAACAGTTCTGTTGTCTTCAAAGTCAACGACTCCGTCGGGAACGCCACTGCTGTGTGGAACCTGCACTACCGAGGATTCATCCATGACTGATTACACTAAGAGCCAAAACTGGACTGAGAAGAAGACCAATGAGTCTGACATCCTCGCAGCGGACCACGACACAGAGCTTGACCTCATTTCAACCGCGATCAATTCCAAATCAAACAAGGTGTCCTCCCCCACTACAGGCAACCTAGCGGAGATGAACGCCAACGGAGAGCTGGTGGACAGTGGCATTGCATCCGCCAACTTAGATGGACTAACATCTAACATTCAGACCCAGCTCGACGCTAAAGTAGGACCTCTGGTCTCTGCCCCAACTAACCACATTCGGGCCGGGAACTTTCACTTTCATGACGGAACCACTGGACTTACTGCCCTGCAAGCCCACAGCGTAATCACTGAGGACACTTGGGAGTCTGTAGGTCCAACAGGATCAGGTGCCGATAACATCTGGGCAGACATGGATGACATGCCCTCCACTGCTACAGGGGTCATGGTGTATATTCACTACGACTGGACAGCCTCATCGACGGCTACTTCAAGTTTCACATGCCACTACACTATTGGAGATGATGAATCTCCCAGCACTGGTGTTTCCAACCGACCTGTCTGGCACGTAGCAGATAGCGATGCATCAGGTGAGATTTTCACTAGCACAGTGTTTATGATTATTCCGGTTTCTGGCGATCAAATTTTTAAGTTCCGTTGGCTCCTAAACCCAGGAACTATTACTACTCTAGAACTTTTCTACAAAGGATTTGTCAATGAGTGATTATGTTAAAACTTTTGATGGGGCGGGAAAGGATGCTAATGAAGACATCGTGGAAGCTCCTGAATTCGACACTGAATACTCAGCCATTGCTACAGCGGTAGCCACTAAGGCAGACGAGGTCACTTCTCCGACTAACGGAAACCTCATTGAGCTAGACAGTGACGGAAATCTCGCCGACAGTGGCGTGGCTTCATCAAATCTCGACAGCCTAACTGGTGTTGTTCAAACTTCTCTCGACCTGAAGGTGGGAGAAGAGGCAGTGGACAGTGCCAACTTCACACGAGCTGGTGGACTTCACGTGCACAACGGAAAGAGTGTCTCTTCTAACTCCATCTCTCTAGCCAGAGAAGAAGATTCTTGGTTCACTGTCGGGGGGGTAGGCTCGGGAGCCGATTATGAATACTCATCTTGGGACAATTTCTTGAAGGACGGTGCCCGTGTTGTAGGCGGCATTATCCTAATGACAGGAAAAGTCAGCTCCGGTACCGAAGGTAACACTAAAATCTATGTAGCCTCCGGGGATGCTAGTAGCCCCACTGCTGGAAATAACAACCTACTACTTCACTACGGGATTCAAGACGATGGGTCCGGTACAATTCAAGGACTCACGTCTTTTGTCCTACTACCCGTGAGTTCAGATGGGCTCATTCAAATTTACTTCACTGTATCGAGTGTCTCCCTTTACGGGGCCGATTTCACTCCGATGTTCAGTTTTACTGATTAAGGTATAATAGACTATGGTAGACCCCCTAACACAGATCGGCGTCGGCGCAGCAACAAGCGCTATCGGTTCCCTTTTCGGCGGCGACAGTAAACCGCCCGAAGGATCAGGTGGCCGTGCGGCTGAGTTTCATCTCGCAGGTAATCCATTTTTCCAAGCCTCGGCTGATAAAGCTAAAGGCCTAGATCACCTAAGCGCAGGTGCTTCTGGTGCCCTGCTGGACCTTCAGGGAGGGCTATTTGGTTCCTCTGGAAATTTCCTAAGTATGGCTGAGAATAACAGTGCTGCTGACCTAGCCGGGCAGATGGGTATGGATTTCCTATCTAGTCTCGGTGCCTTCTCTCCAGAAGAGATTATGGAGCTTCAGTTCAATATTCTGAACCCTCTGCTTTCGGAGCAGCAGGAGCAGGATCGACTAGCTCTTGAGGGCCGTCTGTTCTCTCAAGGCCGACTCGGTGGGACCGGTGGCAACCTTGAGTTCGGAACCCTGCTGGATTCTCAGGAGGACTCACGACGTAAGCTGCTTGCGGACAGCCTGGGATTAGGACTCGCCAGTCAAGCTCAGCAATTCAACATCGGCTCCGGCCTGCTGCAACTCGACCCTGCCCTTCGTAGCATGTTCATGGGTCTGAGCAGCGAAGCGCTGACCGGTGGACTAAATATTCAGAACACAGCTTCTGGCCTATTCAGCTCACTTGCTGCCGCTCAAGGTGGCGGTGGTTCAGCCGTATCACCTCTATCTCCGGGCGCAGCTCTTGGCGCTGGCCTTGTGAACTCAGGTATCGGCGGAATTACTACAGGACTGGAAGGACTGTTTAACTCACAACCTTCCGCGGGACTAACACGTCCTCTATTCTCCCTTGATCAGCTTAATGCTGGGGGACAGGTAGGTAGATAATGGCATTATTCGCAACCCCTGAACAAATCGCCGCAGCAGAGCGGGCTCGTACTCAGAGCGTTGGCTCTAATTTTGGCAACGCAGTATCAGGCAGCCTGTTCGGTCTCGGTAATGAGCTGGGCAATGTAGCCCAACGAGCGTTCGGAGCAGACACGCGGTCACAAGCTGTCCGTGATGCTGCTACTATCCAAAGTATTGTCAAGGGCGTGAACTTCGACGATGCCGATTCTATCGTCAAGGCTGCTAACGACCTCAACACTGCCGGGTTCCAAGAGCAGGCGTTCAAATTCCTGAGTGCCCTACCTCCTACTAAGCAACCTAAGGTCCAAGGCGGGCGCGTCTTCACTCTAGACCAGCAAGTCGGGGATACTACGAAGCGCTTCATTTACCAAGTTGACTCAGATAATAAGATTCGAAAGATCGGTGAAGTCAGCGACACCGCTACTGTCGAGGGTCTTGATCTGCCTAGCCAACTGCTAGGGGACGTAGACGTGGACGAGACAGAGGCAACTAATATGATTGCCCGTCTAGCCAGCCGCCCTGAGTTCTCCGGACTGATTGACACAGACACAGAAGACCTAGCCCCTCTCGTGGGACAGGTACAGTCGGTGGCGAACCAGCTCAAGACAGCTCACCGTCGCTCCCTGATTGACGCTTTCGGTCGTAAAGAGATTGACAATGCTGGTATCAAACGTGAAATGTTCAGCGACAACGAGTACCTACGACAAGCCTTTGGCATCTACGCCCGAGGGAGAGGACTCGAAACTGACGTTGATACAGGCCTAGGTATTGCTGGGGCTGACGTGGAAGTGAGCGGTGAAGTGGATGCTTCCGACCTTGGCACTCTGAGTGGGAACATTGATGACAATGATGCGCAGCAAGCTGCTATCGCTTCGGCTGCGGCCCGAGCAGGTAAGTTGGTCATTGGTGATCCGAAGAAGGATGAGTTCCGTATGGGAGGTCTTGAACCTGTCGCTGCACTCGACGCCTTCGGACGTATCGCAAACAAAACTGACGAAGAAATCCGCAAAGACCTAGAGTCCCGTGGGTTCCGTTTCAATAATGAACTCTTCGAAAGTCACGCCCGTCATTGGCAGTTCCTTCGTGAGGCCCCGCAAACTGTAGGTATCTTCCTCGGAGCAGGCGATGACGAGGACTTCCGCGAAGCTCGTATAGCTCAGCACCTTGAAGAGCTACAGTCTACAGGTGATTGGCGAAGATGGGCCGATGCCCAGCAAGCGGTTAAGTACCTGCGTCGTGTAGGTTCGACTAAGAAAGAAGAGGCAAAGAAGACGCTCGGCACAGCCGGACGTATTACAGGACGATTCAGATAATGGCAGACTTCCCAACAATCGACGCCCCGGAGGCTGAGGACGATTTCAGCTTCTCCGAGCTTGTCGATTCAGGACAGATTGACAACATGATCATCGGTGCGACCCGTGCCGGTCACGGATTCGAGCAAGCTATTGCCGAGTTCAAGGAAGCTATTGGCCTAGAACCAGAGGGCCATGCTGAATTCGTCACGCAGCAGCTCAAGCAAGACGAGGATATTCTACGTGAAGCAAGCTTTGACGATCAACAGCTCTCAGGTGCGCAAGCGAGTGAGTTCATTGGTGAGGCTGGAGCCCTCTTTGCGGTTCCGTTTGGTGGTTCTGTTCGCGCAGCTACTGCTCTTGGCGGTCTCGCTAGCTCAGGATTTTTCCACGAGGATGTGGAAGAACAGTCAAGATTACTAGACATTGGTATCGGGGCAGGCCTTGGTGGTCTGTTCCGTCGCCTTGTTCAAGGTGGGCCTCGTCGTGCCGCAGCTCAAGACGCCGCAGATGACGCAGCTCGCTCAGCAAAACAGCTCTTCCTCCCTGCCCCTGCCCAAAGACAAGGACAGCGCCTGCTCACAGACCAGCGACAACTGGCCCTGCCTGCCCCTCGTGCCCGTGCCGTGGACCCTCGTGCGTCCCTGTCGGAGCGGGGGCTAAGCGCTGCTGATTTCCAGAATGCAGGTCGTACACCTATCAGAGGCGTGCCACAAGCTGCTACAGATTTACTGAAAGGATCAGTAGGTCGTGGTATGGAGCGCGCTCGTGAGGCTGCCAAGGCCCCTCGTGCTGCGGCCCAGGCTGCCCTGCGTAAGGCTCAAGTCTTCACCCGGAACGCTGCCCGTAAGAAAGAACGCATCGAAGCTGCCCTACGTAGTGCCCGAAAGGCCGACGAAGCTCGTGCCATCGCAATCCTTGAGCGTCAAGCTACGGCTGCGACCAAGGACCTGATCGCCGGGAAAGGATTCCAAAAGGCTGTACAAGATCAACTCAGCCCTCCGAAGAGTAGTCCGGCCCAAGTTGCTGCCCGACAAAGAGCGGCAGAGTCTCAAGAACTGCAAAAGGTAATTGCTGAAAAGTATTCCGATGAGAGAATGAGAGGTACTCTCAAGGGTAATACTAAAGCACAGATTGCGGAAGACATCAAAGACCTAGGAGGGAATACCCTCACTGAGTCTCAAATTAAGAGACTGACCAAGCCGCAGATTGCTGCTATGGCTAAAGGTCAGGCTGCTAAGGTGAGAAAGGGACAAGAGGGATTCATCCAAAATGATTTGGTCAATACTATTGCCGGGGCTGGCGTTGGTGCTGCTATTGGCGGCTCTGCAAGCGATGGCGATCCCGTTGCAATTGCAGCAGGTGCTATCACTGGTGGTGTTGCCGGTCGTCTGCTTCCTCGCCAACTGGATAGACTCACAACGAACAAGCAGCGTCAAGTTATGCGAGAAGCTGACCGAGCTGGCTCAGCGTATGTGGCGGAAGTAAGCCGCGCTACCAAGCTCAAGGACTTCAGCGGGCAGACTATCGCCAAGGTTCTACAAGACGGACGTAAAGTTCTGGACGAGTTCATGGGATCAACCATGACCCGACTGGAGCAGCTCGCCCCTCGTGTGGCTGTGGCTCTGAAGGAAGCCGAGTTCGGGCAACACTTCAGATCAGGACAGTGGATCGGTCAAGGTGACCGTATCTTCAAACGCCTCGATGACGCTGGCCTCACTGATGTTCAAATGCGCAAGTTTAAGATTGCTATGATGAACAGCACTAAGGCCGGTAAGGCCTATCTACAAGGCATTGGAAAGAGCGATACTGTAGGTGCTGTTGAAGAGATGGAGTCTCTACTTTCTGATGTCGGCCGATACCTCGGAGAGGTAGACCTAGGCCGTGACCTGCGTGCTAACTACTTCCCTCGTATGGTTACAGACCCGTCTCAGTTCGAGAATATTGAAGAGGTCCGTACCTACCTAGGCCAACTGGCTAAGAAGAAGGGTGTGAAGCTCACTGATTTCGAAAAAGAAACCGCCATTACTCAAGTGATTAATGGTGCGCTGACTCGTGGTCCAGACCAAACCCACTTCGGGCGTGCGTCTGCCAACCTAAAGAAGCGTACTGTAAAGGTTAATGACAAGAACGTGGACGCCTATGCTGGATTGCACGAGAGCTTCAACGATTACATCGAGTCAATCACGACTCAGGTGGAGCGTCGTCGTTTCTTCCAAGGCCAAGGAGTGAAGGTAGATGACCTCGGACCTAATGCCGAGAACATCGACAGTGTAGCCGCTCGACTGAAGGATCAACTCAAGCGCGGAGAACTCGACGAGGATCAACTCGAAGAGGTAACTCAGCTTATCCGTATGCGCTTTGGTCCCGGTGAACAGGCCCCCAGCAAGCTGGTGCAGAACTTCAAGAACCTGACATACGCCGGACTGCTGGGCAACCCGCTTTCTGCTATGACTCAGTTCGGCGATATTGCCCTGTCTGCCCACCGTAACGGGGTACGTAACACTGCCGTGTCTGTAATGGAGAACATCATGTCTCGTGGCAAGGCTGACCGTGGTCTTGATAAAGAAACCCTACTGGGTATTCGAAACGCTGCCACTGACTTTGCGTCTCGCACAGGCACACGCGACCTGCTCAACTGGTCCCTGAAATACTCTGGGTTCCAAGCTGTTGACAAATTGGGGAAGAACACCTTCATCCAAAGCGCTATGCGAAAGAACCAACAGATGAGCAAGGAAGACTTCCTGACGCGCTGGCGTCCGATCTTCGATCCCGACGCTGCACCGGGAGCAGCAGCCCCTCGTACAGAGGAGCTGTTCAATAAGGTGCAGGGGTTTAAGAAGATTGACGACACTAACCGAGAAGATATTGGCTTCATGCTGTGGAACGAACTGGAAGGTGTACAGCCTATCGCTGTCTCTGCCCTCCCTGAGCGCTATCTGCGTCACCCGGACGGACGAGTAGCGTACATGCTGCAATCCTTCACACTTAAACTGTTTGACGTAATGCGCAAGGACATTTATAACAAGGCTCGGGCCGGGGACATCCGTGGTGCCACCGCGAATGCGGCCAAGCTAAGCTCGCTGTTCGTGACAATGAACGGTGGAGTTGACTCCGCTAAGAACTTTATTCTTGGTAGGGATGAGACTGTGCCAGAAGTTGTGATGAACAATTATCTCAAACTTCTTGGTGCTAACCGCTATATCCTGCAAGACGCACAACAGTCTGGAGTGGGCGAAGCTCTGCTCAAACTGGCTGCTCCGCCGACAGTCCTGCTGGATGCTGTTGGTTCTCCGAGAGATGCTCTCAAGATTGCTCCGCCTCTGGGCAAAGTAATCGAATCAAGGATTCCGGAATGATTGTAAGAACTGAAGAAAAGACCATGTCCCTTGCCACCTTCTTAGCTTTCCTCGCCCTCTTGGGCGCGGGAGTCGGGGCGTGGGTAGACCTTCGCGCTGAGGTGGCCTCTGCTGTCACTCAGGTTGAGAATAATAAGGATAATGACAAGACCTTACTGGACGAGCTTAATCAGCTTGAGGGGAAGGTGGATCGTATCTACCAACTTCTACTTGAGGAACGAGAATGACACTAGGACAGAAACAACGTAAGTTCTCCCGCATGATTGCGGAGCTAATCCTATGGGCCTACGATCAGGGCTATGAGGTGACGTTCGGCGATGCTTACCGGGACCCTCGGGTCTTCGGGTATGTGGGCGAGAGTAAGGGGTACGGGAGAAGTCGGTCCAATCACAAGATCAGACTGGCTATAGACCTGAACCTATTTAAGGAAGGCAAGTACCTCCGTAACACCTCAGACCACGAGCCGTTAGGCAAGAAGTGGGAAGAGATGGGAGGTGCATGGGGTGGTCGCTTCAATGACGGCAACCATTACAGCCTCGAACATCAAGGGAGAAGATAATGCCTTGGGTACAATTACTAATGGGAGCCCTAGGTCTGGGTAAGTCTCACCTCGAAGCTAAGGCTAAGCTAAAGCAGACGAAGGTAGAGAGTGAAGCTCGGGTCGTAGAGAAAGCTTCTGACAATATTGCGGACTGGGAACAGATTCACGCAAGGGGGTCGAATACCTCATGGAAAGACGAGTTCTGGACAGTGGTGTGGTCGATTCCGGTGATCATGTGCTTCCTTCCGGGCGGAGCAGAGCGCGCGCAAGCCGGATTCGACGGTCTAAAGACCATGCCCGAATGGTACATCTACGTACTCGTTACGATTGTTCTGGCTTCATTTGGTATTCGCTTTGGCGGGAAACTGAAGGACGCCGTGCAAAGCTGGCGAGGTACAAACACCTAAGATATTAGGCACAAAAAAAAGGCCCCCAATTACGGGGGCCTTTCTTATGCGTGAGTGAAAAGTTAGTAGGACTGGTCGTCCTTCGTCATAAACACGGCGAAAGTGATCAAGCCCACTGGAACTACTATTCCGAATAGCCATGCGGGATAGTTCACCCAAGCCCATGCCAATCCGAAGATGGCAGCACAGATTGCAATTACAATAAGTACCAGCGCCGGGACGACCACGACTAGGGTGCCAAGGTTCTTAAAGAAACACTGAACAGGGTGCTCACGCGCCCACTGTACCCTTTTAACTTTCTGCATCGCCCGCAGTTCGTCTCCAGTTTCTTCATGCATTGAGTTGCTCCGGTTTGAATTTATCAAGAAACTCCCTGTTGTGCATCCACTCCCCAACGTGGGGGTATTCGAATCCCCACTCCTTTGTCTTGGAACCAGTAATGAAGATTGTCCAGCCTACGTCAGACCTTAGATGCATTATGTGAAGATGATCTTTTGATCTGAAATAAGGCAAGAACCTACGAATAAACCTGAATTGTTTATAATCATAAGGGCTTCTTCGGTAAGTCTCTCCAAGAAAACCTTTCAAGAGAATACTCCAGCTCCACCACGGGTGGTCGTGAAGGGCCCGGTCGAAGTCGCTGTCTGTGAATCGATGGAGATAGATATTGAACCATCGGTTCTTGGGCAAGACGTGCCATCGAGACATATACGTCCCAAGTACTAGGTCCGGCTTAAAACTTAGCTTCATCCAATTACTTACACGCATTAACTACCTTCCTCGCTAGATTAGCGGCAACCTTGTGTTGTCCGGCGTTAAAATACCTACGCCAGAAGAAACTGCGGAGTAACGAAGTGACTGTGAAGATCATCGTGATCTCAAAAGCATCAGTCATCTCTAACCACCCTACTCGAATGGCTGGCTCCACTACAAACATCCACATCAGCATGGAGATTAGGAAACCGGATACGATATTCATCGTCGCCTCAATCCATGATTCTAGTTTAGTCTGTTTCATTTTTCAATCCTTACTACCTGTCCCGATGACCGGCACATAGCGTAAGTTCGCCTCGTCCCAGCGGACCGTCCGGCCATTTTGAAATACTTCCCATTCAGAGCTATGCTCCGGGTTCGAGCGTTCTTCAGTCGGCTCCATCGCCTGCTTTGCTTGCTCATTTTCTGCTTTTCTCCTTTCTGCTTCCTTGCGGATGAGAGAGCCTACAGGCCCCTCTGCGGGGCGATCATCTATAAGGTTCCCTCGTTCATAGGCGTCGGCTAATATCGCCAGAGACGCCATTGCGTGAGCGATATGGGGGTTTCCTGACTCAGGGTCTATATCTTCCCCGTCGATCCACGCCATAATGTGACGAAGCGCAGCCCCGATATAGGTCATTGCTTCAATATCGATCTCCCGCCAGTTGAAGGGGCCGTACTTACGGGCTCCCTCTCCGCACCCCATTGCGAGGTACGCTAGGGCGATTGGAGGCACCCGGTGTACCGGGAGCTTTAGATCGCCGTACTGTTGCTTTGGATTCGAGTTCTTTGATTTGCTGTTCATACCAGTCCTCATATAAGACCCCGTCGATCCTATCACGACGGGGCCATCGTTTCCTTACTGCCATTCTCGTAGTAGGTACCGTAGAGACAGCTCCATAATATCATAGGTACCGTCACGGACCTCGTGCTTGTAGATACACCCTCGCCAGTGGTCATTGCCCTGAGGACCTTTATAGTCCTCGTCGTGCTGGTAGAAGGACCCGCAGATCAGGCCGCGAATGGTTTTGCCATTGTTCAGTGCCTTGATCGCAGTCTCAAGTCCTTGCTGGTGTCCCATTGTGAATGAGAAACCCAGGTTTTGTAGACGGGTGTGAATCCGCCCACCGTAGGGACGACCGGTCATCGGGTTGTAGAAGTAGTGGGCGTACCACACACCATCCACATTCACCGGTTCACGGAAATCATGTACTTCCCAACCTGACTTCTCCAGCTTGAGGTCGTCATAGCTGACCTTACCTTCTAGCTCGGGGTTAGCTTGGGCGTGTCGTTCGATCCGCTGCTCGTGGTTCCCGAGTAGGAAAACCATACGAGGCTTGTATTGCTTGATCTTCTGACGTTTCTGCTTGCGTTGTAGCTTCTTGATCGGCTTCAGTAGGGCTTCCATACCCTTGAGTCCGGCCTCTATATCGTCGTTATACCGACGCCCCTCAGCCTTCTTAGTACCCCGGTCATAGGAGGACAGGGACTGCATATCCCAATGGTCTCCCATGTGGACCACTACATCAGGACGCTTGTCTACAATGTAGTTCCCCGCCGCAGTGAGGTGATTGACAGGCACCCCCGGCTTGACTTGGGTATCAGGGATTACGAAATGTTCTCGCACTATTCTCTCTCCTTGTCTGTTTTTGCTTTGTGGCAATCCATGCACAAAACCTGAAGGCCATCCTCTGAGCAGAAGAGATTCTCCACAAATGTCGGGAGGTCTTTAAAGCTTTTGAGGGACCCTGCCGGTACGACATGGTCAACTTGTACGTCTTTCTGCTTGAATTTTTGCTTGCATGATGCGCATTGGTAGAGCTTTACGTGACGTATGCTCCCGGCCCGGAGTCCTGACTTATATCTGATGGGGTTACCATCTATGTCTAGAACTGGAACCGTCTCCGAGGCTTTCTTTAGCACCTCGTATTTAGGTGGGTACCGGTTGAACTTTTCACGAAGGCCACTCCGGATAAAACCGAAGAACCTTGCCTGAGTCCAAGCCGGGTAGTTGGTGAATGGTGGCGTCTTCCTTGGCACCTTGCATCTCCTTTCTTTCTTGAGTAGATAGGCAGACAAAGCCGGTGCGGATAGAGAATGCAGCCAGCATGTCTTGATTTTTAATCCCCCGATCTCGACAATCGTAGTATCCTATAAATCTCTCTACGCTTATCTCATTTCCTTCGGGGAGCTTGAGTTGTATCAACCAGTAGTCAGCCGAAAGTGCGCCAGACCAGCCAACAGATGAGAGCAGCAGCAGCAACGCTGCCGATAAACGCTTCAATGAATTCCATTCAATTACTCCTTTCATTTTTAATCTCCATTTCTGCCATTATGAGACACATAAAGGCGTCCACATCTCTTCTTCCTCCCGGCGCATCCACAAGAGTTGTCCGACTTCTGTGAGTGCAGCAACCGGGTCATCATATTTCTCACGATAGACTCTGAGAACAGCTTCCTCATATTCATTTCGATCACTGCATTCGCTAAGTATTTTGCCAGCTTTTGCTGGACCGATACCTCGGATTCCGGGGATGTTGTCGGCTGTGTCTCCTGTGAGGCACTGGGTGTAGAAGTTTCGCATTGCTTCTTCTTCAGTGACTTCATATCTTACTCCCTTGTTGAAGTTGTAATGCAGCCCTGGCGTGTTGTCGAGGTCTTTGTCGATAGTAGCACCAACATGTCCGGCCATCATGGCTCGTGAGATCACGTCATCTGCTTCCTCACCCTCGGCGATTATGGTGTAAGGCTTGTCCGCCAACCAGTCTCGTAACAACTGCCAGTTGCGCGGCTTTTCAAAGTTCTCCCGGTTGCCTTTATACTTCTGGATAGTGGCGACCTTCTCTCGAAAGTTACCTTCACCAGATATAACCACCTTAAACATCTCACACTGACTTCCTTGTACAATATTTTGTATAGCGTTCTTCAGTGTAGTGATGGCTTGCATTGGGCTCTCGACAAATAATCTCTCTGACAGGAGAAGATCAGGACATTCCTTCAGGAATCTATTAACCTTGGTCTTTCCTTGGCAGATAAAGACAGGGCTGCACGAATGCAGCCCCACCTCGTCGAGCCGGAAGATTGAATGTTGAGTGGAAAAACCTACCTTATACGGCAGGACATCTCCATCAATGTAAACCTCCGGTTTCATCATCATTACCTCCATCTAAGAGGGAAAGCTTCGGAACATCTGGTCCGTTGAAACGATCGCGCACTTCTATGAGTTGCTTCTGCATCGCTTGCAAGGACTCGATAGCCCGAGGCAGAAGATAGTCTTGGTACTCCATTACTCCGGTTACCTTGTTGACTACCTGATAGATTGGCAGGTCTTCGTGTACTCCGATAGACAGGATATAATCCGGTGTCTCGAAGTTTTCTACGCTGTCCTTAGCGACTTCAGTCATTACGCTGCTTCCTCTTCAGTTTCTTCTACCGCTTCCCACTCGTCCGCAAACCCGGAGTAGTTCTCAGCGTTCTTGATCTTGATACGTACCCATGTAGGCAGGTCCAAGAACAGCGCTTCGTCCGGATTGTCGAAGTCAAAGAAGGAAGCCGCTTTAGTCAGGTCCGGTACCGGCATCCCTTTCGGGGCAGGCATTACAGAAGTGACCTTCGCATTACCATTTGATGTCGAGCCTACGTTAATCATGCACTCTACGTCCAGCAACTCGGTGAGGCTGGCGAGACCGGGCTTGATAGCCCTGATCAGTATCATAAGATTCGAATGCTCGAAGTTCGACAGCGTGTACTCTTTAGAGATAAGGCGCGGCAGTTCTTCTTTCGAACCGTCGTTATGCTCTACCTCGATGAGTTCCGTGGGCAGTTCCCACGTCAGCAAAACGCGAGGCTTGGGGTCAATCTTCTCCCCAGTCCTATAATCAGTCTGCTCTTGAACACCAAGATCAGCGATTGTGCAAATGCGAGCAGGGTAAGTGCCCTCATCCACACGAGGAAGTTTTGCTTTGGTGTGCATTTTATCTAACTCTAATGTCATTGTGTTTCCTTTGTTGGTTTCAGGTTAAGCCTCGGCTATTTGCCGAAGAGCCTTCATTGACCGGTATATAACCTGTTGAACTGCTCGTACTTCCATGTTATAACGGTCGGCACACTCCTGCGCTGAGTAGTCTTCCAGATAGAAATCCTTCAGGATAGACTCATCTCGCTTGGAGATAGGGGCGGCTCGGAATAAACGATTAAGCTCATCCTCTGCCGTACCTGCGTCCTCCACTCCGACGACCCATTCGGCCTCTTTGATGGACACAGATTCTTGATCGAGCGCATCCTTACTACGGGACGCCCTCTTTTTCTCGTTGCTAATTACGGAGCGAATTACGTACCAAAGCCACGTAGATATCTTGCCCTTGCTCTCATCGTAGTTTTCAGCCTCTATAATTCGCTCATAGACTTTCGACTTAATGTCATCGAAACGATCGCCTCGCACCCCCGCCTTGTTCAGGCAGTGAGTGATCATGCCATCATATTTCTCGACAAATTTATTGTCTATATACATATTATTCTCCGTTGGGGGGCCCAATTACTACATGAATTAGTGGGTTTGAGCCCAGTTCAGGCCAGTTTTAGCCTCTCCTGCTAGTGGTACGTTAAGGTTTAGTATTTCGCCCGCCACTCGAATAGAGTTCGGGGCTAGGTAGGAAAATAGTTTGGTGTCCTTTTCAATTACTTCATTCTGTCCCTCGTCGTGCATGTCGATAACCTTAGGGGCATCGAGCTGGTACTGGTGAATCCAATCGTCCAGTATAACCATCGCCCATTTCATGACGATAGCGCCTGCCGATTGAAGCCGGGTGTTCAGGGCTTTGTGAGTTTGGACCTCACCTGTTCTCGGGTCTTTTCTGAGAGTGATCTTTCGGCCATCGATGCCGACAAGGTAACCTCGGCGAGCTGCCCTTTTAGTGTCTGCAATGCACTGAGCAAGCTTTGGATTTGCTTGCAGGAATCTCTGTCTAATTCGGCTACCTGCCACCCTTCCTCCACCAATAATCCTTCCAAGTTTTGCATCTCCTGCTCCATAGATGAATGCATATATGAAAGTTTTGGCGTCATCTCTCGTAGGAAGATTAGCATCCCTCTGGTTCTTTGAGTGAACATCTGTTCCATCCTCCTGTCTTCCGTTAATAACTGATTGTGTGAATACTTCGTCGTTGATGGCATCGGCAAGCATTCGGAGTTCCAGTCCCGAGGCATCATAGCCCACGAGTCTGTATCCAGGCCGTACAGTAAATAGGCTCCGCATTTGACGGCCGAACAGAACCTTCTTCGCAGCTTTCGGAACATTGACTACTCCTTTATGTCTGAATCTGAAGGTTGGTGTTCCAATAGTAATTGCTTGGGCGGAGATTCGTCCGTCTTCTCGGACGAGCTTAAGCCATCCTTCGATCTGGGACTGCCGGTGTCGGTAGGTGTACCAGTCTGCGATCCAACGACCAACCTTATTGTCGAGCTTGGCGAGTGCTGGACACGGCTGACCCTCGACGGTAAGTTTAGGATTTCCTTTCTCAGTGTAAGCAGTAGGCTTCCAGCCCAATCGTAGGAGCTGGGCAACCAACTTCTGACGCTTTCCGAGATCAGGCTCCACAAATTCGACTCTAGTAAAGGGCCCTGCAATGCTTGGTATGTCACCCTCTTTATACCACTGCGTGACCTGAGAGCTAAGGCTACCTGATTTGAGATACGGTCGTGATACAGGTCGATCATAAGGTACGGACAGTTCAAGCGACAGATATGTTCTAATTTTACGATAGAGTTCGGACTGTCTTTCCTTAAGCGAGTGTACATAGAATAATGCTCGGGTCTTGTTAAACTGAACTCCGGCTTGTTCTTGCTGTGTGATGATTCTTTGGACATGATGCTCCACATATAGTGCGTTAATGGTAGACTTTATATCCTTCGAAGGCAGCTCCATGCTCTTTCTCCAATTCCCTATAGACCTTGACGTTTAATCCTACGTCCCCGGTACAATACTCCAACATTTCGGGAGTGTACTTTGAGAAGTCACTAAACTCAATCTTTCGGTGACCAAGGCGTTTGCCCCATGCTTCCAGACTGTGTCCCCCGAATCGTTCGGGCAGTAGGAAGCGGGATGTGACCAGTGTGTCAAGTATAAGTGGAACAACATCCCACTCTCCCTTGAGTTTCCAGATGGCAGGAAGGTCGTAGCCTATAATGTTGTGTCCTGACAGCATGTCGGCTTTCTTCAAGGCTTCAATACCTTCATCGACTAGCTCCGGAGGGTACTGCCTTACCTCTCCGGAGTCGATGTCCTGAGTAACGATGCACCATATATTCTTGACAGTGTGCAACAACTCATCCCCCTCTATATCAAACATCAAGCGGCTCATTGGTGCGGGTTCCCCCTTGGTGGCAGGTTGATATGGTCTACCGCTAAGCGTAACATCTTATGACCTACAGCGGCAGACAGAAGTGCGCTCGGTATGTCTTCCCATCCCCACCGTCCGATAGGTATACCATACATCCGGACTGCTGTAAGCATTGCAATAACCCGTCCAGCTTCATTGTATATGGCACTACCTGAGTCACCGTAGTCTGCCGGAAATCCTGGGTTCATTCTCTGGTCCAGACCAAATCCGGGGTGGTATACCCCAACGAATCCTGATCGGACAACAGGCCCCCAGTCGCCTCCTAGCCCCATGTTATAGGTAGTGTCGAATAGGTGTCCTTGCTCGAAAACAGCAGGCTCAACTTCCTCATCCTTCTTGTTCAGCCTTATTAGGGCAACATCTGTGGCTTCATTACAGTAGACAACCTCTCCTTTGAAAACACGATGATGTTCGTAATAGTGCCGAACCATTTGTACAGTTCTGTTCTTGTCAACTACATGACAGGCCGTCATTATGAGGTCTTTTTCCACAGCGAATCCACTGCCCTGCCACACATTCTTCTCGTCTTTCATTACTATCTGGTAGCTGTTGTTATGTATGGATTTCTTCCAACCATCAGGCAAGACAAGCTGTCCAACAGCTAGTGTTGTGATAGCTACCATTCCTGCGATAGCGGCCACTATTCTCGTTACTGATTTCATGTCATACTCCTGCTTCTTCAGGTGAGGGTGCCAGATATTCGTTTATATTGAAGACTTCCGTCAACCGTCCGGTGTTATCGTCGTAGGCCAAATAACCACACGGCCCAACCGGCCCGGCATATCTGTTCTTGAGTACCCTGATTTTAGTAAGGTTAGCTTCCTTCGCATCCTCTGCTTGTTGGTTTCGTTCAAGTGCAACGACTCCATCAGACAGTTGAGCGATGGCCTGTGACCCTCGGAGGTGGGCCAGTGAGACTTCAGCACCCTGCTCGTGCCCCTTGTCTCCCGCCTTTCGGCTGAGGTGACACACTAGAACCATACCTGCCCCGGTCTCTTCGCAGAGCTTCCGAAGCTTGGTCATGATACTGTCGATGGCACGTCGTTCGTCCCCGTTATCCTCCATAGAGGACACGAGGATATTCAGGTGGTCGAGGAACACCCACTTACAGCCGAGACCCTTGATCATATACCTCAGCTTGGTTAGGAGATTCCGCTCCCCCGCGCTGCCCCAGTGATCCCATGTGTGAATGCGTCCTGTCCCGTGAGTGGCGTCAAACCATTTACGCTTATCCTCTTGAGTAAACGCCCCGTTCTGTAGAGCTTCAATCCGTTTCTCTTTTACGGCAAGGTTCATGTTTGCCTCGACACTCATCACGCCCCAAATAGTGCGCTCGGTTGACTCTTCCAGAGCCATCACTCCGATATTGTCCGGGGTCTGCATGAGTAACCAATGCTCTAGCTCCCGTACTACCGCGGACTTACCCACCCCTGTACCAGCAGTGAAGGTCACGATCTCTCGCTCCCTGATGCCATACAGTTTTGAGTTCAAGCCCTTCCAAGGATAGGGGGTCGAGGGCTTCATGTCTTCGGTCTCGATAAGCTCCCAACAATCCGCTAGATTGATGATGCCATCAGGTGCAAAGGCCTTGGCGTTCCAGAGAAACTTCAAGTAATCCTTACCACTCCGGCGAGACAACAGAAATTCATTGGCGTCCTTTACAGGGAGCGTCATGATCTTCACCTTTCCCGGTGTGATTATCTCTGCTATCTCAGTGGCGCACCGCTGACCTACCTCGTCATTGTCGAGGTTGAGAACAATGCTATCGAACTGCTCAATCCAGTTGAGGTGCTTACGCACCGCTGCACTAGAGCCTCCGTTAGGGAGTGATACAACATTGTAATCTTTACCTGCCTCTCTGAGAAGCTGGTAAACGGACATGCAGTCCTCTTCCCCCTCCGTGATGATAAGCAGTTTACCACCTTCCCGGCATTTCCACGAACCGAAAAGGTCCGGGTTCTTCGCCGAGCCACGGGCGGTGTACTGCTTGGTTTCCAACTGCTTGATCTTTTGGCCCGTCTCCTTACCGTCTCGGTAGATAGGAAACACTAGGCTCTCGACCTCGCCGCTGGTCTCGCTGTGTTCCACACCCACACCATAATACTCCAGCGTACTTTGCTCAAGTCCCCTTGATGGTACGGCTGACGGTGCGACAGGTTGTACTGTCCGATCCTTCCTCACTTTTGGAGGGCGAGGATGGTCAGGCAGCGGGGATGTTTCACCATCCTCAACTTGACGTGGTGTGAAGTATGTCTCACAGCTAAAGCAATAACCATCCCCTTTCGGGTAGATAGTCATTGCATCCGAGCTGTCGCACTCAATGCACGGCAGCCCTGTTCTTTGTCCTGTCATGAAAACCTCCTTGTATTACAATTATTCTCCTTTACTTCGGGAAATTACTACATTATCACTCCTTTTGTACTTCTTGCGGGGCCAGCGTTCTACTGCCTCATGCGACATCTTTCACCCCCGGATGAATTGCATCCTTCCAGTCTAGCACCACGGTCTCGTCGAACTCACGACGGTTGTATTTATTGTTGTTCACCATCCAGTCGAAGGCTTTGGCTACACATGATTGCCGGTAAGGGCTAGTCTGTGACGGTGCGCTGTTCGCCTCGACACACCATGCCTGTCCCTCTTTATCCAGCATCACATCAATACCGGAGAAGTGTAGTTTAGACAATTCCCAGGAGTCCAGCGCATTTTGAAGGACGTTTATATTCCAGTCCCCCCAGCGGACATTGTCAAAGCGCCCCCCTTTGGCTACGTTCCATGCTACATCTTCAGGGTTACCCGGAGTCTTTTCCGCCACCCATACTACCCGGCCCTGCATAACAAATACCCGGAACTCAGCGACCTTGTCTATGAATAAGTTTGCGTATCCGTCCGGGTGATTGTCGAAGAATTCCTCCACTAGCTCAGGATGTTCATACGTCCACAGTCCTCGACCCTGAGCATGAGTACGGGTCCGACAAATTGTTTTAGGACATTTTTCTGCGTCCCCTACTACTTCAAGATGATCCCAGTTATCTCGTAACCAAGATTCGAAGTCAAACCAAGTTGGAGGGCACAGTCCGACCTCATTAAGGGCGACACGAAAGCCTGTCTTATCAGCAACACGGTGAATTGCTTTGGCTGAGTTGATTATTTGGTGTTCTCCGCCAGCCACCGGGCTGCCGGGAACATTGGAGGTGCAGCCCCAACGGATGTAAACATCGTCGTGAGGTATTACCTCATAGTTGTTGGCAAACTGGATGCCGGTGGTGCTGGCATCACAGATTCCTTTGACGCTTTTCATGCCGAGCTTTCGTCGGCGAACAATTGTAGTCATGATTTACCTCAGTGAATGTGTAACTTGTGACGTTCGGATTCGTGAACGTCTTTGTCTTTGACGTTGAGTTGCTGGGCACAAGCGATACAGACAGGAGCGTTGTCTACCCACACCACTTCCTCATCGGCGAAGTCATGGGTGCAATTGGTGCAAATATTCACCGCATCCTTGTTTACCTCTACAGGGTGAGGCTTGATGTTGTGCCCGGTGAGTTGGTAGTAGGGCTTGTTGACTTTACTTTCTACCCAATACGCGGGACCGATATACCAGATGTCTTCTTCTAGCTCTCCTTCCTCCACTGCGTAGCATATAACCTCCTTGCCGCTCTCGCTCTCCCCATACGCGGTGAAAGTTCTCACCCCATTGGATAGGTGTTGGTTGGGGACAAAACAGTCGATGAAGAAAGCGATAGATACTGGCTCCTGCGGTGGCTGGTACCCGTTCTGCTTTTTTGCATGAGGGTCCTCTTTTTTCTTGTTATTTTGTTTTTTCTGAGGCGGAGCAACGTACCTCTTACGCTCTACCACCCTGTCAGGAATAATGGCGTCTTCATCGAGGTTAAAAATGTACTCGTGATACGGCTTCGGGTCCCAGCAATACTCTACCTTTAGGCCCTCTCGTCTGACTATCCACTTCAGCATATCCTTTTCACTGGCAGAAAGAAGTATCTCCTTGTCTTTCACCTTGAGGAAAGTGAAAGGCCGAGACTCGTTCCGTATGAAGTGAACAGTGTTATCCGAACTGTCATGCCAGAACAGAGCGAAGCTGCCCTGAAGTCGGGGTATTGTCTCAATGGCACCACGAACAGAGATGGACTTGTAGGCGTGCATACTGTCCACCGGGAAATAGTCCCCCGGATTAAGAGCAGACGGATAAGTTAGTGTGCCGTTATGGACACCGACAATGTGGTCGAAAGCAAACGGGTGTGCATTAGCATGGGTTATTGTACCCTGCGTTGCTGCCCGATTGTGCCCGATCAGGAAAGGGGTCTTCCGCAAATCGGTAAGCACCTTGTTCGGCTCATCCAATTGGATGAAGTCCCACCCGGTCATCGCTTTCTTGTAAAAGGAGACCTCGTCGTCTTTCTGATAGATAATACCCGTCGAGTGATATCCTCTGATGCTGTCCACCCACAACATATTGGTTACGGCATTTTCAACTTCCTTAGGTGGGTTCTTCTCATTGCTGAGATAACCAACTATGCCACACATATTTACCTCCAGATGTCAAATAGGGCTATACTCTCGGCCCCTCGTTGTACTTCCTCGTCAGACAGGATCATTTTGTCTGAGTATTTACCCCACACTTTATTCCTGTTTTCGAAGGGCGCGTTTGCCTGAGCTGCTACCTTGAGCTGGAGAAGGATGTTGATCCATTCATCAATCTCTTTCACGTCGTCGGTGCCTCCCATGTGTCTGAACTCTAGCGTCCCGAAAGTTCGGACAGAGTTAGGATTCATGGCAGCATATTTCGAGCTGAGGTACATCCGTATCGGACCCCGCTGTCCTAGCAGGTCATTCACTAGGGCAGAGTAAGACTGTTGGACTTCAACAGATTTCCAAGCAGGCACACAGAAGATGTTATTCTCCCGTCCCACACATTTTGGTTGACGGAACAACGCAGGCTCATACATCAGGTAGAGTTTGATGAGGTTCCTGACCTCTTCCACCTCCATGTCGAGAATGTTCAGGTGGATGTGAACTGAAGTACGAAAGGAAGGACGTATCTTCTGCCCTCGAATCACTTCATCCAACTCAGCTAATGCGTCTCCGATAGCCGTACCCCACACAGGATCAGATACTAGCTCGACGCCGTTGATTATCGAGCCTTCTCGATTGTCAATTTGCCACCTCTTCAGGTTTTCAGGCGCAACCTGAAGATTTTCAATCTCATACTCGATACCTACTGAGGCATGAGGGTGAGGTCGCGACTCGTCCCTTGTGCAGGGAATCTCAGCTAGTCTTCGGTCTAATATTTTTGACACTTTCATTAAATCATCCCGGTTCGTTTCATGATCTTCTTTATGTCCGATGTTACAGACCAGGCGATCTCAGGTATTTCGTCTACCTTCGTAATCTCCCACTGATCTCCGGTAAGCCCCATGATCATGTATTCTGGAGCTTGAAAGTTCTCTTGGTGAATATAGATAGTCCAATCATCAACTTCTTCAGGCGTACCTACCACCAACCAATGGTGAGCCAACTCCTCAACAACTTGTTGCGGGTCCCACTCTACTGCATTGCCCTTCTCAGCAGGAAACCCATTGGGCCACTTTATAGGCATACGTTTATCCGCAATACCGGATAAGAAAGGAGAGCAGGCAGGAGGCAAAGGTTTCTTCCTCCACTTGAGGACTTGGCTGTCTTTGTTCCGTCGGATGACACCCACATCTTTATTCATCAAATGAACATTGAGCTGACGGACACTCACTGGATGTATAACCAATGATTTGCTCAACAAGATGGGGTCTTTACGTTGGGTGTCGTAGATTAACTCGGGGTCGTCGGTCTGTAAATCTTCGAGGGTAGCATTCAACCACTTGCCGACGCCGAAACCTCGTTGAATTTTATAAGTTTCAACTGATGGACCAAGTCTCCACGCTTTTTTCAGGACACGTGCTCCGAAGATAGGCCTTCCATCAATACGGACGTACTGCTCTTCAGGAAAAACAATAGACATATCCTCCCACTTCATATCCTCGCCGGTGTCAGTGATAAAACGCGCCAGTTTGCAGCTATCCTCGGGCAGCAACTCCTGAACAAATTTTTTATCCGTGGTAACTATATCAACTAACTTGTACTTGTCCTTATGTAGGACGTAACATCCGGCAAGCTTGCGTTGCCAAAAATTAATACTCATGTGACATATACTCCTTCTTGTTTCAAGGCCTCCATTGTGTCCGCAGCCAGGGGCAGATCGTGTGTCATGATGGCTCGGTATACTTCAGGCCAGCAAGAAACATCAGTCGGGTCAGAATCCTTAGATTTTTCAGCGGCTTTCATAGTGCCTTCCCAGACACGCTCTCTCAGTTCTTTCCGGTGTACCCAGAAATTACTCAATGTACGATACTCCCCGCCGTATGGCTTTACACGTAAGCAGCCCGGAGCACCATACATTGCACGCCGGTCGCTCTTCGATTCATACTGAAGAAGAGGTAGGGCAACATACATATCCATCCACCGGGCAAACCAGTAAGGGTTGCCGTCATCGAGAGAGGCATGGACATGGGCACCACAACTACGCTTACCATCGGCGGCAAGGTCAGGGGCTATGTTCTGCTCCATCATATAGGCAGAGAAGTCGGGGAGGCAGCCAGCAATCTTGGCCTCAGGGTGGTCGAGGAATTTATCCGGATAGGTGATGACCGGGTCGAACAGCAGATCGAACCCCATGTCTTTGACAGCACCGAGCAGTGTCTCTGTCTTACGGTGGAATTCCTTGAGAGTGGTGACTGGTGTGATTGCTATCTCGCAGTTCATGTTGTCGGGGAAGAACGATCCTTCCTCCATATCCACACGTTCGAGGACGTTTAGTGCGGAGATAATCTTACCTCCACGGGAGAGGCCAAACTCCGAATCATGGCCGATGGTACGTTTACTCATGATAATACCTCTGGTGTATAGCCCTTGACGAGCTTGTTTAAATCGAAGAATGTTTCCATGGGAATAGGTAGCCCTATCCTCGTGTATGATTCACATTCCCGTTTACTCGGTTTTTTCTTGATCAAAGCGCCAGTGTCTGTGATCCACTTTGCAAGACAGCTCTTCATTATCCGACTATGTCGAGAGTCCAGCTTCTCCCCAGTCATGAATAAGTCCCTTCCAGTGACTCGCTGAGGGTGTTTGACATACCCCGGTGCCCTTTTTAAATAATCCTCTCTGGTCTGAGCAATCAGAGATTTCAGCGCCTTCGGTGTCAGGTAGCCATCAATAACCTGATGACCAGTTATAGGATAGGCCACAAGTTTAGGCTCCGGATCGAAATAATTCACACCTTTGAGTGAGAACGCCTGAGCCGCAGCAAACTTAAGCCACGGCTCTATCCTTACACAATGTCTTTTCTCCAGCTTACTGATCATTTGCCAGAGCTTTCCCTGATTTGGATACTCATCGGCATTCCTGAAGATAGACGCTGAAGCGTATAACAGGTAGCCGGGCACTCTTGGGTCGTATTCGAGGGCAGTAATCATAGTAGGATCACTCGGGTCTTTCACGATGTTGACTAACGAGTTGCCACCTCTTGGACCGAAAAGCTTATAACGAAACAGCTTTTTAAACATATCCTCGTATACAAGACGAAGAGGGGGTGAGCATTTTTTATACCCTTTCTGTAAATCGAGACGAATACGTACCCAAATAGAAGCATCAAGCTCCCTGGCCTGGGCTACTAAAGCATGAAACATGGCGAAACAAGCTGCCGAGTGCACTTTCAAAACAACCTTACCCGTCTTCGGGTTATAGAATTCGTAGTTTATTGGCATAATTTTTTTTTAAACCTCATGTCGTAATTTTAATCCCCATTGGAGAATAATAGAAATAAGGGACAAAGATTTGTCTCTACTCAGGTTTCTCTAACAGGCTAAACACAAATACCAGAAAGAGAAGAACGACAGTGATAAGAATCACGTATAACCAAGTAATCTTATCCATGTCTACTCCAAAGGAAAGGAAAAAACGAGGGCTGTCACCTCTCCCGGTATGCCTATTAGGTGGACATACTCTGTGTAAGACAGATGTAACAAAGGGACTACAGGTATTGCTAAGTGGTCTTCATAGCCTGTTACGAAAGCCCCCTTGACTCCGATAGTGAAGTCTCCTATTCTCTCTACTGTCTTTCCAACGTGTATCATGGTAGTCATGCTGTTGTGACTATTCTTATACCTCATGCCTCCGACAGAGAAATCTCCATCTGAGTAGGTAAGGCCAACGCCGTTGTGTTTCTCGTTCAGTCCCGGATCACCGTTGTGATTGGACACAGGCATATACTGAACGGACCAGTCTGCTTCGCAATCATTTAATCCGATGATTGCTATAATTAGACTGAAGATCAGTAAAGCGACTGCTACTCTGATAACTTTCATGATTATTCCTCCATGCTCATTGCGTTTTCACGCACGTTGATGTGTTGGCGGGAGTTACGGACATCCATGATCTGATCCGAGAGCCAATCCGGATCAAGATGACAGTTGTAGATGGAGACTCCACGATAGCGGAATGCTTCCCGCATCTCGTGCTCTTCAGCGTCCCTTATCATCTTGAATACTGAACCTACGATCTCTTGCCTGCACATGTGATAAGACAGGTAGACTTTGGCAGACTTCCACGACTCTTCAACAGGATTATCAGGGACGAAATGAGCCTGTAAATAAGGTCTTCCGCCAGCTTTTTCCAGCACCAAATCGAAGTGCCAGTTGGGCTTGTAGTCAATTTGATTGACGATGTGTTTAATTTCATAATACTTCATCCTACTAGCCTCCCAAAACTTTCTTGGATGAATTCCCCAGCTACAATCAGGAAACCGCCTACAATCGTTCCCAACCAAACTATGAGTGAGAAGTATTTTATCTTTTTATCCTCAATACCCCAGATAACCTCGATGGGGATATATAAAACAAAAAGTAACACCAAAACAATACTGGAGTATAGGAGGAAAATACCTAAGAGTTCTAAGTCATACATCAGATCATCCTCAAGATATTGGCCTTACGCCACCGCTCAATAACAGTATCGCGTGCCTTTTGTGCCACAGTCATATCTTGAAACCACTGGGCATCATCGAGGTTTTCTGTGAACAGAACCTTTTTCTGTCCCGCTTCGTAGCGTAGGATGTACTGATCACCTCGCTGTTTGGTGTGGATTTTGACTACGTACATAGGTCACCTCCTAGTCGTTGTTGTCGGGGGTCACGGCGTTGATGATCGCGCTTCCGCTTCCACGAAAGTCGATGTCAGGAATAACTACCTGAGGTTTGAATGTGCGGCGATAGTGGTAGACATTCACCGGCACAGCTGCCATCTGCTCGACATAAGCAGTAACTTGCCCGGAGTTTCCGAGGAAATTACGCTTGTACATATTCGGGCCGACCTTACAGATCACCGAAGTTCGGATATTGCCGTACTCAATATTGCATCTGCCCTCGATGATGAGGACATTCTCACCGGTCCATGTGTTCAAAAACACGACTCGACGCATCAGTTCGAAGTTATCCGCTGCTTTGGTGAGATTTTTCTTGGCAACGTTGGCGTCATCGGGGCACCCGGCGAGAAGAAATGTGGCGCATAACAGGACGCCGATGGATAGCAATTTTTTCATAAGTGAAAACACCTTTAGGTTAGAAGATTAAAAGAAATTGCAGGCAACACGCCTGCCCTTGTTCGTAACCAGCAGTAGAATGACGCTGGTAAACGAATTCTGAAGTAGGCCCCATAAGGCCAAACACCTCCCCTTCGTCGATGAAACGGACAGAACCTTCATATCTGCCCTCATGGGAGATATTGTAATACTTTTCATGAGGTCTGGGGAGGGAAATACGATGGTCGGAAATAGAGAGAAGACCGCATGTCCACGGCATCACAGGCTCGCCAAACATACGATAAAATGGGCCCTTACAAATTGGGTAATCCTTTATCAAGGGGCCGGAGGGAATTCCGAGGTAGAGAAAGGGATGATTTTTCCCCTGATTATGGACACTATAGGAATAGTTTTTCACAACGCCTCCAAAAAAAACCCCGCCGAAGCGGGGTGGAATAGGTGAAAATTACTCGTAAAGAGAAATTATATTGCGGCCAGAGTGATGATTTTATTATTATTATTGCTAATTTTCCACCACCTTGCCGGTTAGGCTATCAGTAAGTATTACGTCATAAGACAGAATATCCCCGACATTGAAGTCATTGACAAAATCCTCTGCTTCCAGAGTTTCAGAACACAGAATATCCGGCTGAACTTCATCTTGCCACAGTGTAATATAGGTACTTACACTCATAACTTGCCCTCCTTTTTCAGATAGTCACGTACTGGTTGACTATTGAGACGCTGACGCCGAGAGTAGAACGACAGGCGACTTGTGTCACCTTCTACAGCATCGGCCTTAGTCGGCTCGTAACGAGTCACCATCACTACCTGACCGTCACGGACGATAGGATAGCGCTCGATAGCTTCGCATTTTGCTGTCATGGCTATACCTCCAGTTTGCGGTGCGGAATGCACACTAGGAAGGGGGCCAGAATGACCCCCAACCTGCTGTACACTACAGCCCAGGAACGTCTATGCTGCCATTGCTGCCTTGACTTTCTCGGCGTCGAGACCCGGAGTTTTCGCCAGATGCGCGATGATCGACTTGGTCTTGTTGACCTCGCCTTTCTCGATGTACGCCTTGCCGTCACCCTTCAGGGCTTTCGACAGACGGCGAATCTGAGAGATTACGCCTTGATCGGCATGGACCGGAACCGGCTCGGCAGTCGGGGCATACTTGTACCATGCCACGGCCATCGGCTTGAACTGGAAGCCTTTGGTCTTTTTCGACTTGAACCGAAAATTACCGTCCTCACGGATCAGTTGAACATCAGCGTGGTCCTCGATGGCGATCTGGACAGCACGGCGATCAACGCCCGTCAACTTCGCGTTGACGATGGAATTGATGTACGTGTAGTTGCCATTGCTGGCCTGTACCAGAGCAAAATCGAGAAGGTCTTGCAGCCGGTCACGGAACCTCGAAAACGCGTTGACCTGAGAGGTCAGAATGGTATTGAAGTTCTTGGCAGTAACTTCGACTTTCTTGCTCATGATGATTACCTCATATAGTTGGGGTTGCGGGCGAATGACACTCTTGACGAATGCCAAACCTAAAGCACGCTCGGACTGAACGTACTTTAGCCATAAGCACTGTTACCATGCTTATAGCTCGCTCACATACAGAATGCTTCCGTGTACTTGACCGTACCGGATAGAAGGATGGCACCTAGAAGGTGCGGGTAAACTCAATTACCGTATATCTTTTGAACCCGTGATCGTTCCACTTGATCTCCAGTGAAGAACGTACATTCTTACCATTACTCTGCGCATCATCGAGACCTGTTCTATCAGGCCAAGACTAACCCCATATTTAAGCACGTCATCCGAATACAGTAGCATCCGATCTACTCTGTGACTCTGGCACTAGGGCGCGTTGCGATGGTGTACCCGCTACGCGTTCGGTATAGATATGCGCTATACCTAGACCACTCTTAACGGCCGTGATCAAACCTGCGCCGCTGGGTTGCAGCGTTTCCGCTGGGCCAGCTTGCGTCTGTAAGGCTCAGCTTCGAGCCTTTGCCCCTTAGCCGTAATCGGTCTAAGTTATTGATTTTAAAGGGAAATTCAGATTTTATCCACAGCTTATCCACAGCCCTTTCCGCGCGTTATAATGCTCCCGCGCGATTGTTACTGCGCGCGTAGCAAGAATCGTGCCAACTCTGACCGGGAATGTTCTCGTTTTGTTCTCTGCCGCTGAGACCGCGTAGAATGCGCTGTAAGCGACGATTGAAAAAGGCAGGGGATTTATCGACGGGCACAAAAAAACCCGGCAGGGCGAACCATACCGGGCTTAAAGGCGATATCTAGCTGTTAGAACTGGTAATCTGTCCGAGTACCATCAGCATAGACGAATTGCCAGCTACCATCCCATTCAGGCAAGGGCGGATTGGCGGGCACAATCTCCGGAGTGTAGCCGCTGGGCTTTATCCTGCTAGTAGTCGGCCGGGGTTTTGTAGGCTTAACAGGTCCGACAAATGGCGCGGTTTCAACTACCTGCTTAGGCTGGGGCTTTTCTAGTCCCTTGTGCCCAAACAGATCAGCTATAGCGAGCGCTTGCCATTGTTGTTCGGGAGACAGCTTAGAATCGGCCAGCTTGGGAAGCTTTCGCTTTCCGTGGAAAGTTAACCCGATAGCCTTGCTGGGCCTATCAGTCTGGCGATCGTCGCACGGTAAATCTGACTGCCTGTAATGGGCATTATCCTGACCCAGCACTTCAAGCTTTGCGTAGACCAGCCAACCCATCTCGATCATCTCTGACTTAAGCCGTAGCCCTCCTTTCAACACTCCGGGGTTAAGCTTTTCCAGCTTGGCTATGGCATTGAGTAGAGATCCGATCCTGTCTTTCTTAACCCATTCGCCCTTACTCTGAACATGGTGCGAGCTATTGGCTAAATGATTTTCAGCGCTAGTGATCGCGCTGGCTAAAGCTGTCCGGTAGCCTTTCAGCTTGCGCTTATCAGCCTGTACCATTTCCGGCCAGATCAGGCCCAATTGAGCCAGTTTGCGCATTGCCAAATCTGTACTGTCTGACTTGCCCCATTCCGGTTTATACCGCTGCCAATTGGAGACAGTGACAGGTAGTGCTAAGTTGTTGAATGTATTCATGTTTTCACCTATTGGTTTATGGTTGCCAGCCAATCTCGACTGGTCCCTGTATTATGCGCTCGATTTATATGCAAATCAACCCTTAAATCGTGTCGTAATTTGCTACCATTTTGGAGAATAATAGTAGTATAGACTTAGAAAGTATCTATATGTGCTACCAATAGCCCAGCTTGGTAGCGTTCGAGAGACTGGAATGGTGTCTCTCACGCTCTCTTTTTCTCCCGCTTTTAGACCAATTTGTTCTCCCTAGAGAGACCGGGGGAGGGGGGCTGTGAGGATTGGAGAGATCGTTTT